GTATTTTCAAGGGTTTTCTTTAAGCTGAGAATGGGACTTGAACCCACGACCTATTGATTACGAATCAATTTTAAGAAATTTTTTGGGTTCATTTTCAAATGCCGTAAAACTCAATGAAACCTTGTATTTATCAGCGTTTCAGCGATTTTTGATTCTCAAATTTTATTCGAATTTATGTTCGTTTATTTGGTTCTATATTTACCCAGTTTACCCAAGAATTTACCCAAAAATGTTTTACTGTTTTTCTGATCGTTATGGGGTTCTTTAACACTATCCCACCACTTTTCTATCCTCTCGCAAGGGTCAATCTCATATACGGCCTCTGCTGCCGTTAAACTTGTCATATATAATATCTCATCCATAATCATACCTCAAAAGGGCGCACCCGGTCAAGAGTGCGCCTTGTGTTTTACATAGCCAACATCTGCTTTACCCATGCCGCTTTTTCGATGTACTCCCTGTGTTCGTGATCCCATTTTTGGAGCATTTCTTCGGGCGGGGTCATAACAGCGCGTAGCTGTTCGATTTCTGATACAACACGGTCATGGAGATAGCCAGCGTGTTTCAACTCATCCTCTGACATACTCTTGTATCGGCTGTACCACTCGCTATTACCTTTAGACTTGTAATATAATGCTTCTTCTGCGTAATTCTTCGCATCACTTAACTCGTCTTTAATTTGATCTGCCAAGTTTTTTATTCTTGTCATAGTCAAACACCTCTACTTATCTTGTAGCCGCTACGGTAGTTCCTGTAGTTACTACGGGCGGGAATACGCCAGCATCATACGCCCAACTGTTAGGGAATCTAAGTACGCCAGCGGTTGCCTGTGCAAGCTGAAGCTGTGATACCTGAGCCTGAAGTGCTTCGATCTTGTTCTGTGCGATCATATCCTTTACGCTCTGAATCTGTGCGGTGAAGTTTGCGTTGGTAGCTGCATCACGCATAGCCCCATCGTAGTTACTCTGCTGAATCAGCATCTTTGTTGAACAGCAACATTCATTCTGATTTGCAAGGGCGTTAGCCTGTCCAAGAGCAAGCCCGGATATATCTCTTGCTACTTCGTTGTAAAGACCCTGATTTGCCATGAGCATATCGTGGAAGGTCTGATTTGTTGCGGCTACGCTCTGTGCCGTACCAGCGTTTACAGCGGTAAGGATGTCGCGAGTTTGATTCTGCAAATTCTGATTGTCAAAGCCACGATTTACATCTGCCTGAATAGCATTAGTGTTACCGTTGCCACCACCGAAGCCAAAACCACCGCCTCCAAACAGTGCGAGAATTGCGAACAGCCAGATCATGCCGTTCCAACCGCCCATACCGTCATTGTTGAGCAGGGCAATGTCACTTGCTGATAATGAACCATTATCCATTGTGTTATCCTCCTTAAATTATTAAAAGGTTAGGGGCTATCTTCCCGGTATAGATAGTCCGTATGTTAAGGTTGCGCTACCTTTAACTCGATTCTAACGCATCCAACGCGTTAAGTGTGTTGGATTAACTCATTAACTGCTGCATAAATTCATCAGGGTTTACGCCCTTTTCTTCTGCCAGCTTGTAAAATGCCGTTCTGGGATCACCGCCATTAGCATTGACAAAATCCATAGCCTGTTTAAGTTGAGGATTCTGACCTAACATCTGATTTAACATCATCTGCGGATTGCCGACCGATTTAAGGGTCTGCATCATCTTTTTAGCTTGTGCTATTCCTTGAAATGTCCTGTTTTGGTTTAGTGCTGTCAACATTGGATTTGGCATTTAATTTCCCCTCCATTTCAGAAATGATCTTTTCCACATTTGAGATACGCTGTTCAATGCTCTCCACATCAATCGGCGGTTTATCCTTATGAACGGTTATGTCATACGCCGTTGCTGATACTTTACCTACACCGTCAGATACGCACATCCATACGATAGGTGAGGTAGTGTCCATCAGTAAAACGCTGGAATTTGGCGCAAGCTGTATAGTATCTACGCTTGCCTTGCCGTTTACCTGAATAATCTGCTGTTGCGGTAATGTCGGGGTTGAGGGTTGCTGATAGTAACTACTGAATTGCTGACCGTAATAAGGACTAAACATATCTCTACCTCACTTTCTGAATTTATCATAACATACAAAAAGAAGCCCAACGTGTGGACTTCTTCTTGAAAAGAGATAACGATTTTATGAAAAATCTGTGGGAAAACTGTTGAAAAAATGTAATCTTACGGGTGAGGATTTGCACCTCACATGAGCTAACCACCCTGTGTGGCCGTATGCATCGGAACAACCGGCTCTTACCTTATAAGCGTCTACCTATTCCGCCACCGCAAAATTTTATACGTTTGCCTTACCATCCCACATTTCCGTATCATTGTCGGTTATTGAAGCCGTACAGAAGGGAAGTTGAGATACAAGGGTTTTACCATCCCCAAACTTAAATCGGGGAATATCTACATGATTGTCGGTACGATAATCAGAAAACACATACCACTTACCCAGCACCGACACTTTATCGGGTAATTCAGCCCATTCCTTTACGGTATGTATTTCAGGAAAACAAGGGCAATTCTTATAATCGCACATAGATTATACCTCCACAAACCTTTTCCACCAGAAAAATCTTTTAATCTTGTAATACTTTATGCCCGAAGATGTTATAAGCGCAATATCCCATTTAGTTGAATTAGAATCATTATGAGTACAAGCCATATTTATACCGTCCATCCTAAAATTTTTGTAATCTTCGTTCTTACTCTACGCATTATCACGGCAACCGTAGATTCAGACACATTCAATTCCAAAGCTATCTGAATATTGGTACAATCTTTCGCTTTCATATCAAAAGCAAAGCGTTCACTGTCTGTAAAGTTGCACTGTTCGCGCAAGTGGTCAAGTTCCGGCTTTGTAAAATCGGCAATACGCATATAACCCCCTTACTTTATCATGCGCTGTCCTGTCTGCTCCTTGTTGTACTGATACGTTGAAATGCCTAACAGCGCACCCAAGAATGTATCAACGGCTGTGATCGTGCCTACAATCTGTTCACCGTAAGGGAAACCCCATATGCCAGCAAGGGCAAAGTACAGTGTTCCGATAGCCGGAAGTAAAATCTGCGCTACAAATTTGAGAATATCATACGCTTTGTTTGAAAGTTTCATGTTGTAACCCTCCTCAATTTTCAATAGTCTTTTCTAAACCGTCTACTTGTTTCTTGATACCGTCAGCCCATCCATCCCCGCCAAGAGATTTGTAGGCTTCATAGGTGGCGCAAAAGCTGTCATAATCGCTTTTGGAAACCGTACCATCTTCAAGTATGCCCTTGCCTGTTGTTTTCAGGGCAGATAACAGAAGTAAACTCATTCCTGTTTCAAACTTATCGAGTTTTTTCTTCTTGTCACTCCGCATCTGAAACAGACAGCTAATCAGCGTTGAAATAACGCCACTACCCAAGATTGCAATTACAATTTCCATTGTCACCACCTACCTCGCTTTCATACTTCGTAAAGTTTAGCCCATGTTACTTGACCAACAACACCGGGTTCATCTGCTGTGATATTTCTATCCTGTTGGAACTCTGTTACGGCTTTCTTTGTTTCCTTACCGTACTTGCCGTGGTAATCGTCAAGATAGCCCCATGCGTGTAAGCGTTCCTGACATTCCATAACATCATCACCCTTCATCAAATCGCCCTTGACATACTTTAAATCACGGGTAAGGACGGGTACGGAATCCTCGAACCAATCAAGCCTACCGCCTATCACCCAGCTACCTTCTGATAGCTTACGGCGTACAACTCCCGCGTCACGCCCTTTACTCTCGACAACATAGCCGTTATCGTAAACTCCTACGTGCGTGGCAACGGAATAATACTTCTTCTTTTTCTCATCATAGGCAAGTTTCTTGTCGAATACCAAATCGCCCGTAGTGAGTGCGTCCAATTCGACAGGACGCGAAGCATCTTGAAAATCCCTTGCCCTCATATCGCTTTGATGAATGTCAAGCCTACGCATTGCCCCGACAATCTGACCGCTACAATCTCCGGCATAAGACAGCTCCATTGACCACCCTTTACCGTAGCAATTCCCGATATAGGTAAGGTCACGTTGAATGTCGCTCTTGTGGTCACGCCCTTCGTAGCTTTCTTCCAGTTTCCTCACCCGTTCAAAAGTGAGCGATTCTGTGCGCTCACCATTAGCCGCACCGATATAAACGCCGTGATTCTTATAGACGTTATTCATTTCGTTGCAAAACTCTCGCCGTGTTGCCATACGCTTCTCCCTCCTAAAATAATATTGCGGGTAAGGATTTGCACCTTACATGGCTCAACTTCGATCGGTTGCAAACGACCTATATATCCATAGGTGGGGAAGTACCACTTACCTGCTACGTTGCCTTGTTAAGCGTCTACATATTCCGCCACCGCAATATTATCATACCGCCGATTCAAGCGATAAAACTGTTGATTTTCTGTACATTAATCGGTGGTTTTGGTGTATTGGATTGTGCAAGTAAAATTAACATTTGATTGCCAATTTGGGTCATTAGTATTTCTCTTAACACTAATAACAGTATTGGTAACGACAAAATCCCAAAATATCAAACCCGCCCACGTTGAGGCGATAATGTCACCATTGTTATTTTCAAAATATGCCGATGTGATAGCCTTTACTCTCTCATTATTAAAAGCATATACATTTTGAACATTACTTGTATCAGCGCAATTAACATCAATAGTTTTCTCATACAGCGGCTTGCCATCAATCCACGTACCAACTTCTTGTTCGCTCGTAGAATAGTCATGGTCTGAACTGCCGCCACCGCCGCCGCTTTGGGTTGCTCTGAATTTGCCGTCCTCATACTCTACATTTTTCCACGCCATATTAATCCCTCGCTTTACTCGTCAACAATTACTGATACATCATTATCAAATTCTATACGCCTGAAATAAGTGTTTGAAATATCTGCTGTTTCAAACGAAATGAAAAACGGAACATTCACTAAGTCTAAGGGTATTTCGACAACGTGTCTGCCGTATGAAGTGTCTGAACGGTCTACTATCCCATAACGCCAAATCAGCTTTTCACCAACATCGTTCCAACATTCGCTATAGCTTGTAGGCAAAGTATGATAAAAGCTGACAATGCACGTACTCGTATCGCCAAAGACACCGCTGCACTCAACATCCACGATCAACTTTGTAGCAAATGCTTTTTCAAATTTTGATTTAAGCAAGTAAAAATGAGTATAATTTTTGCCTATTTTTTGCAACGTATAATCCGTTATGCTCCAAGAGTTTGTATTATAGTCCGCATAGTCCTCTTTGTCGAGCATTAAACTGTTGACATATTCTTCGCTTGTATTTAACAATTTAGTTAATTGTTGCATACGTGCGAAATCAATACTAACTACTTTAGTATAACGATAATGCTTTATTGGATGCGAAGCGTGTTGCAAGTATATATGATACGGGAAAATGCCGTAATAATACTGTTTCCCAGCTTCGATTGTATCATCCACAAGTGGCGTTTCTGCGTATTCGTCTCTTGTTGTGCTGTCAATAATCAGCGTTCCATCCCATCTGTGAAGTGGTGCGCTATCTTCTTTCCTCACTACCACTGTACCCGCCCACGTTGCCGGACAAGGTTCATTTGTTGAAATATCTGCGGGGTCTGTCCACTTCAATTCTACTTGCTGATTTTCCTCGTCAAACTCCACGCTCACATTACTCGGCTCGTCCAAAAGCCTAAAGCCGATATTGCGGATTCTCTCAACAAAATCCTCGCTTGTTACGACAGAACTTGAACCGCCGCCCTGTGTGATTTCGTTTATCTGATTGTTTAATTCCTTGTACTGGTATGAAGCACTATTTAAATTTTCCTGAAAATACTCCTCACCGTTAGATGAAATCGTATCACGCAAGGATTGAATACCCTTTAATCTGCGTTCAAATACATATGTAAACAAAATATTACCGTTTTTGAGCACACACTTTAAGGAATCTCCTACCTCTATAAGAGGATTTCCCAAAGCGTTGATCGTAAGCGGCCTATAACTATGATGTCTTATCTGCCAATAAAGATTACGGCATATATCCCCTAACTCGCTAAAATCAATTCCAGCGGTTAAAAAATTGTAAGAAACAACATATTTATTACCACTTTTATCCCCCGACACTATGCTTGTTTTATCATTCCGTAATTCAAGGGCGGTAATAAACTGACAGAAATAATCGGTGAACTCTACATCAACATATTTATCTACATCCATCTGTACCACATCAGGATCAAGCTGTATATGCGGGGCAAGTGATACAAAACGGAATTTTCCTTCATTGGTTATCTTTCCAAAAACGCCGTTAATCTCGCATATAGCTTTAATAATCTCCGCACCACTTAACGAATCAACTTCAATCTTGCGCTGTAATACCATATCATCATTAGCAAGCGTTACGGTTTCGGCGGTTAATCCAAAGTAGTTTATGAACGCTGCCCGGAACTGTGCAAGCGTCATTGTTGTGGAAGTATCGGGGAATTGTCCATAATACCATAAACGCATATCGGTATTTAATATGTCATACATAGAATCATAACCTACCATACTATGCCGTAAATGGTCATTTGATTGCTTATCTTCGGCAATCTTGAATACTCCAAGCTGTACCATCTTCGAAGCATCATGGTTAGGGATGATATACACTTTAACCCGCTTGCCAACATTACTACCAGCATATACGGAACGTGCTACAAAACTTACTTTCGCTGTTCCACAAGAACCGAAAATCATCTGCGATTCGGTGTTAATACTCTGATATAACTCAAACGCTTCTAACTCCAAATCGTTATTCTCAAACAGTACAGTTTCCCCCGATACTTCGTAATCCGTACCGTCAATGGTTACAGTACCGTCCGTAATCAGCAATTCCTTTTGAGTACCTTCTGTTATGAAAATATTGGGGTATTCATAATCAATCATTCTTCATATCCCCCTTTAGGTTGCACTTGATGTACCATAACCGATAAATGCAAAACGTATGGGATCATATCTTAACTTGCCGTTATCGGCATACCGTATCTGAATATTCACATCGGAAGTAAGGTAACACTTGTCCGTTTTATATGCCCCTTCTTCGGGCATATATGCCGTTACATTACAGCTTTTAGCTACGGCACTAATATATGCACCCTTGATTCCCGACAACAGTTTTTGAAGGTCTACATCGTCCAAATCGGGTGTTTCAAATTCAACCTTCATTATCCTACGATCAAGAACTCCGTCACGGTGTAACTCCCCGTTGGCATCACGGTATGAATCCACATCCGTTACACTCCATACGCATTTATAGGTATCAGCTTTGATATATTTCAGGGGGATAGTATATGCGCTCCCCCCTGAACCTAACTTTACAAGATACCCATTTGAACGGTTATAATATGTCTTTCCGTTCTGTACGGTGGTATCAGAAGTCCGAAAATACAAGGCGTTGACCGAATCGTATTCATACCATCCATTTGATTTAGGATTATCACCTACTGACGGTGTAACCGCTGTGTAAGAAACGTAAGCCATATTATACCTCTCTCATATCAGTTAAATGCCGGATTGCCCGTCATCTTGTTATATGCGTTAGCCTTTTTCCTCATTATCAGGAACAAGTCATCACCCGTTGCGGGAGTATAACCGCTCATGCCGTTACCGCCGTTCTCTCTCAACGCCTGTGACATTCCCATGTAGGCCGCCTTATAGATTGCGTCCGTCATCTGTTCGGTGTTAGCTACGGCAGAAGAACCGCCCATTGAACCGATAAATTCTGGCCCGGATTCGCCAGCGTAGAATAATGTACCTCTTGTCGGTACGCCACCCGTAGCAAATTTACCATGCGCACCACCATGAGTTGCACCGCTACTACTTTCGTGAGTAGTTGATACACCGCCGATAATACCATCACCGTTAATATCAAACCCTAACAAGTTTTCAACAGCCGCAACGCCACGCCTTACCGCCGCCATTACTGTTGTATTCCACCAATTCTTGATCTTTTCCCAAGTAGCTTTGAGATTATTCAAGATATTATCCCAATTGAAGCCTATCGTTGCTACCGTAATAAATCCACCCGCAATCAGCATAGCCAAACCAAGTCCGATATGCCCGGTAAAGAGAAGTAACGCGCCTACCGCTAACGAACCAAGCCCCATTACGGCAAACAGGGGCGCAAACTTCTGAAATGCTGTCTGTACGTCAGCCCTTAACTGATTCCAGTTTAGAGCTATCTCTGATACGGTTATGAAGCCGCCAAATACCAAACAGCCTAAACCTAAAGCAATATGGCTTGTGAACAGTAAGGCCGCACCCGCTACAAGAAGTCCGATACCCGCCGCAAGGAATAACCATCTATACTTTTCCATTGCGTTTTTAATGTCGTTATACATAACATCCCACGACATACCAATAGTGGCAACTCCTAACGCAACGCCTGACAAGATACAGCCAAGACCAAGCGCATAATGCTGTGTGAATAATAACGCCGCACCGACAACGGTAAGACCGATAGCACCAAGCGCAAACAGCACCCAATAATCATCCATAGCCTGTTTTATCTCGGCTTTCATTTCGCCCCAGTGCATTTGAATTTGTTTGCCTATGAATATACCGCTGCCGACAAGCAGACCCAAGCCAAGTAACTTATGAGAAGTACCAAATAACAGGATTGCGCCTATTGCCGCTGCGCCTATACCAAACAGCAACGTGGTACGCCAATCTTCAAGCTGACTATCAAATTCAGCCTTTAATCGACCCCAACTTAAACCAATCTGCTTTATCTTATCGCTGACCTTGACTACTTCGAAATCGTCTGAATGATCTTCTTCTTTCTTTCCCGAACTATTCTTTTCAGTTAATACATTCAGCTCGTCAAGACCAAGAAGCTGATTTTTGTACTTCTTAACGGAATCCGTGGCATCATCCCACGCTTTAGCAACGTATTTAGCACGTAAATATGTGTCAGCACCATTCAAGGCCGCCATAAATTCCGTGGCTTTTTCAGCAAGGTATCTAACCTTTTCAACAAGCCATTCGATAGCCGGAAGGAAAAACTGTTTAATCTCTCCCCATAACGCGCCAAGCTGATTTACCATCTGATACGTTATAGATTTGATACGATCTAATGTATCAGCAAGCCGTGTGAAATCTTCACTCTGCTTACTGTATGCGTAAGCATTTTTCAAACCCTCGCTAAATGCTTCGGTAACAGCTTTTAAGGCACTACGAATAGCACGATAAAAAGCAATACGGGCTAAAGAATGGAAGAATTTGTTAAATATATTCGTTGTCTTTTTAACCGTTTCTCCGGCCTTTTTACTTTCTCTTTCAACAGACCTATACCACTCTAACCATTCTTTTGTATTGGCCTTAATCTCTTTATCACTCGGTAAATCCGTAGTTTCATTAACCACTGTATCATTCTGTGCTGCATTACTACCATTACTATCAACCGATAATGCACGCGATACGCTTTTAATATCTTTTGCAACGCCAGCACCCGCCGCTTTTATTCTTGCAACTGCATCTGAATAATCATTTAAAGCATTAGCAAGTTTTTGTAACCGCTTGATTCCTCCCGTGGTTATGCTATTAAGCGCACCATTCATTTCATTAAGACTTTTCGCCAAACGGTCAGATACCGATACGCCATTCTTATTTACGCCCGTCAACTGTGTTTTTACTTTTTTCAAAGCATCGGCAAGCGAATTTAATGAACTTGTGGCTTCTTTTGCATTAGCCGATATTTTGACTTGTAACGTATCAATCTCTACCATTTCCTCACCGCCTTATTGATTATCTTTTACCCATTGCAAAGTACGTTTTTTATTACGTTCTTTAGCCGCTTTTTGCTCGGCTTCTGTAAAAGGTATGGGGCTATTCGGGTATTCACCGGGTTTCGAACCCTTACCACCACTTAATCCGTAACTGAACGCTTCAATTACTGATCTAAACGCCTTAAATACATATATACCCTGTACCCACATTTCTTGATTTTTCTGTTCCGTCCGTAATTCATGTGCTTTTCGGTATACCTTTACTAATTCAGGATCACCATTCCAAAACAATTCATAAGGCATACCGATAGCCAAGTAATACGGTAAAACTTCCATAAACGCATCTGTAAATGACGATAGAGGTTTATCTTCTTTTTCTGAACTTACAACTCTATCGCCAATGTCGCGTTTTTTGGTGTATCATCCGTTTGTATTAAAGTTTCAAACGGCTGCATATAAAGCTGTACAAGCCTTGCGATCATTGCCGTACTCATCCCGCATAAGTCCTCATACAAAATCTTGTTTGTAGCGTTTTTATTCATAAAAGGCTGGTGCTTTTTGAATGAATGGAAGAATAAATCTTCAAGCGGTTCAATAGCCATTTTCAGCCCACTATCGTCATTTTCAGACATATCAACAACGGTATCAATTTTAAATCCGGCTCTTTCAGCGGCTTTTACCGTTGCTCTATCAAATTCAAGTACATACTTCGGCTCTCCCGTATCCTTATCTTTAAGAATTATGGGTTTTACAACTTCCTCATTTTTTACTATGTTTTCTTCTGCCATGCTTTTATCCTCCATGTAGGTTATTAAGATATTTATAAAAACGTAGTAATCGCTGACATGGCAACGAAAAGGTGGCGAACCTCTGTCCTACGTTTCTATCGTGTATTGTGTTTTATGCTCCCGCTGTACAAGTAACTACAACCTTGCAAGAATCGCCATTGCCATCTTCAAGGGTAAGAACTGCTGTACCAGCCGCAACACCGCTGATTGTGAGAGTAGTACCAGCAACAACGCCCGTTGCAACAGCCGGATTACTTGAAGTAACCTTAACTGTTCCCTGTGCGTTCGATACCGTTGTGGTAGCGGTAGCATTCTTTACAACGCTCTTTGTGGTATCAGTAGTGCTAATCTGTGTTGAATGAGGCTGCCATCCACCCAATTCCTCAAATACTACGCTACCAGTAAGGGTTGAAGCACTATTACCCGAAATACCGCTGTTACCGATCTGCTTCGGTGTTCCGCAGAAATAGAATGAATTGGTAGCATTCGGATAGCAGAACTCCCACCATAAACGGAGATTGCTGTCTTTCTTTGTGTCAGCCTGTGCAACAAGGGTATTCCAAGCCGCGATAGCTGCATCGGTATGATTCAGGGTGAACTGCTTCTCTCCACCGGGGTCTTGTCTGCCCGGTACGTAGCGTGTTACCTTGTCCATGATATTTGAAACATCAATGGTTTCAAGTGAAAGCGCGATTTCGGGTGCTTCGGTTACATCGGCAAGGGTAACATAGCCGGATGTCGGCCGCTCTCCCTCATGCCCGGTAACTTCGAAAGCGTACTTCACTCTTGCGCCGACAGTGATTATTTCATTTGCCATTGCTATATCCTCCTACTAAAATATTTGATATGTCCTTGTATATCGCGCCGTACAACGGTAAATTGTACGGTCAAGGTTCGGTAACTGGTTACGCATTGTACGGATAAATCCCATGTTGTGCATCTGCTCATCAACTATATCCATAATGGCTTTGGCCTGTGCCTTTTTGCCTGTCTTTAGATTGCTGTAAACATTAGCCGTATACATGAGATTGCAAGTTGTTTCATTATTACGAGCAAGGGTTACATTGGTTTCCACTTCGGAATTGTCATCTTCGACAAGAGATACAGAAGGGAATGAAGAAGGTGTTTCAACGGTTTCGCCGTATACAGATATGCCCTGATAACTTGCGCGGAGTGCGGTAGCAACATTGTTAAATACTTCATTTTCAATGTCGATCATCTGAATATCCTCCTTGCCAAGTTAGGCACATCACGCCTTGCGGCTTGCGCACTATTCCACATAAACAGAGTAGCAACAATGCCGTGGTAGTTAGGCTCTGCTCCATGCCCCTCACCGTATGTACCTAAACCGCACATATGAGCATACCCGGCGCGGGGATGTACATAAGCCCCTACATAGGCATTATTCGTTACAACACCAGTACCAAATTCAAGCCAAACTGCCGCTCCACCTACCTCAACTACCGAAGTAGCGGTATTCTTGCCGCCCTTGTAATCTTTCTTTTTCAGTGAAGCAAGGGTTTCGCCCGTGTCGATATGCTGCGCTAATACATAGGCCGCATATTCCTCAACATTTTGGGCGGTTTCCTTTACCAATTCGCCTGTTTTCGCCCGTAACTTTTCCTCGTAATCTTTAACTTGCTGGATTGCGTTGTCTATTGATTCTTCACTTAACTCAATGTCAATAGTCATGTTACCGACACTTCCTTAATGGCATAGGTAATTGAATTTATTGACCTTGCAACCGATACAACAACGTAATTATGCGGGGTGATAGTTGTTACTTCGCCTACTGTTTCGTAGGCTTCTTTATCTATCCACAACCTTGTTGTTTCGGTTATCGGACAAGTCAAATCATTCGTTACCATGCTCTTTGAATAATTCAAGTTGATACCGAACTGTTCAACGTCTGCCGTACCACGGGCAGCCGATACATTGATATGATATTCAACGGGATTGTTATAGGTAATAACAGGTTCACCCGTTTCATTGCCGTATTCATCACGCTGGATTTCTTTTTTATCGTATAAGGCGTAATATATCTTTTGCTTGTTTCGCACTAAAGAGCGCATATATACACCCCCTTAAATCAACTGAAATACATGGTTTCGAATGTAGGCAATCATATCGTCATACTTGAATGTCCTGTTGATACCGTTCTCATTGTGTACTTTCTCACCCTCTGCGCCTTTATGGGAATATCCATTGACTACAGCGTGGACCTGTACCATTTCATAACGTGTGGGAACATCCGTTACACCTTTCCGCTTTTCGGGATGGTTGATGTATAACCAGTTCAGGATTTCCTCTTTCGAGATTTCAAGGTAAACGGATATGTCACCATCGAGAGAGGTATCGCTTGCCGGATCAAGCATGGTTTTAATAACCGCCAATTTGCTCTGTAATGTCATATCCGTTACCTCTCAATATCAACTCTTTTTAGGTCTACCGCCCTTGTTTTTGGGTTTCTCCTCTGTCACTTCGGTTTCTTCGGTTTCCTCATCAATGACAGGGGGATTCATAAACTCCTCATCCTTGACAATTTCACCGACAAACAAAGAACCGTCTGCGTTCTTCTTAATCATAAGCGTTCCTCCTGTTATGAAATCACGGGTAACTGTCCGTACTTCACAAGTAAGGTATTGGTAATCCCATTCAGGGTGTTTGTAACCTTGCAGCCAAGATACTTCTCACTCTGTGAAGAAGTAGCCGTAAAGGTTGAGGATGTTGCATCTGCGATATCCGTGTATGATCCGTCCATCGAAGTTGCGGCCGCCCACTGGTACGAAAGCGTACCACTTGCCGGAGTATCAACCGTTACAGTAGCCTTTTTGGTGGATGCAACATAGTCAATACTTGCATTTTCGGGAGTTACAGGAAGGAATGCACCGATATACTCATAGATAGCGTTGTAATTCTCCTGACGATCATTAGGTGAATAATCTGTTTTCCATTTGGGTTTGATGGGGTTGTTTGCGATTGCGAATGCCATAATTTTCTCCTTTCATTAGAGCATTCCCCGCCCCCTTATCCAAAGAGAGCGGGGCAATCTATGTGGGAAGTGATTTAAGCGTTAGCTACGTCTGAACGAAGGAAGTAGATACCATCCAGTTTGTTTGCCATGATGAACTCATCATAGTAGAGCCTGTAGTCTACCTTGTAACCATCGGCCTGCTGATTCTCTGCGGGTGCAAAGATACGAAGCAGCGCATGTTTGGTGATCCTCTTAACAGCCGAAGGATGAAGCAGAATGAAGTGAATGTTGTAGTTAGTTGCTGCGCCTACATATCCACCAGCAGCCTGTCCACTCTTGCCGTTGTAGAGGGTGATAGCCGACAGGAATCTTGCCTGTGGAACGCGGATTACGCGGCATCCATCGTACATTTCAACGGTCTTGTTGATACCTGTTACGCTGTTGTCGATCTGACGGGTGATGTTGCCCTGTAACTTCTGATATGCTTTTTCAGAGATAAACAGAAGTCTACCCTCGTCAGGTACTTCCTTCTCGTTCAGAGCTGCGATACCAGCGTCAACTTCATTAGCCATACTTGCAATGTCGGCAAGCTGGTCATGAGTACCATGCTGGATACCGTCTGTTCCAACGATCTTTGAGAAACAGTAAGCGTCAACTTCAGGCGCAACCTGTGTACGGATGAACTCTCCGGCAAGAGTGCCGAAAGCCATGCCAAGAGTTTCCTCGTTGTCCATTGCGTCAATGGTGAACGAACGGCCACGATCCTGATTGAGAGTAAGAGTTTCCCATGCTCCTGTTACATCGCCGCCAACGAAACCGTTCTGACGGTCATAATCACCCATGCCCTGCATGGAAGTCTTGTAGAGCTGTACTGCGTTTGCTCCTACAAATTTGATATCGCCGGATTCAAGAACGCTTGATTTACTTGCCTGTTTGTAAACCTCGTCAAGAATAGCGAGATACTTCTGTGCTAATGCAATACTGTTAGCCATAATTATTTTCCTCCTGTTTGTTTGGGTTTTTTATTTCAACCCGAAATATCCCCGGAGTTTTTCCATTTCCATATTTTCAATGTCACCCCCGTTTAAGGGCTTGCCATTGGATAATCCGGGCTGTTTGTTGAGTAGCTCGGCTTCAATCGTTTTCTTTTGTGCTTCGATGAAAGCCTTTTGGTTAGCAAAGAACTCGTCCTTGATACCGTCAGGCAACTCAACAGCCATCTTTGCCGCTGTTTCAAGATCGTAACCGCTTTCAATCAGCTTTGATTTATAGCTGTTTATTCTGCTTTCGTTGCGATACTTCTCTAACTCTGCCGCTATTGCGGCTTCTTTCTCGGCACGTTCCGCTTCTGCGCGTTCCTGTTCGGTCTGCTTCTCACGGAGTGCTTTCTTGAAATTGGCGGCTTCATTACAAGCCTTGTCTGTGGCTTCTTTCAGTTTCTTCTGTTCGGCAAGTAATTTCTCATACTCTGCCTTGTAATCAACTTCGGGTGTCTTACCCGTATCGGGCTGCTGTGTTTCCGTGGTTTGGGTATCAGTTACTTTAGTTTCCTCTGCCATATTTAATTCTCCTTTTGCGTATTTACATCTTCTCTGATGCGCCGTTTTTGTTGTGCGATATTTGTATAGCGGCTTCTCTGTCGCTTATATGAATGCCGAAACCGACATATCATTTACTGTAAGTAAGGTAACAAAGGCAATTGATATCTTCCTCCGCTATTCCAAATGCTCCGGGGTGTTGTGCGGCATCCCCGTTATAGGTGTAGAAATTATCGTCTATACCCTTCTTCATACCGTCAAGGTATATATGCGTATCACGCGAAGTAGGTAATTTCAAACAATGCCATACCTTCTTTTCCGCGTTAAGACTTTTGGCCGTATCATATCCAGCCGTATTATATACGCGGTGTCGCTCATTACTAAATAAGGTTATCAGGGCTTCAATATCTTCAAGGTAAACGTAATCTACCAAACGCTCAAATGCTGTCTTACCAGCCGTAACAGCCGATACAACATCCATAACATGATCTACGGGAGTATCTACATTGCCGTTAAGCTGTTCCTCAACATCTGTTTTTCCGTCAGCGTATGCCAAAAATAACCAATCTGATAACATTTCAACGGCCTTATTTACATCCCCGTTTAATTGCTTCAAATCGCCCGTTATTACGTTCAATTCATCTTGCCGTAACAACATTAGGCATCACCTTCTTCGGGCTGTTTCTGTGGCGTTTCTGACGCATTATCGGGCATCACCTGTAATGTTTCTTCCTGTTCGGTATTCCATGCCTTTTCGATATACTCTTTGCTGACTTCAACATCCGTAAGAGGATCATTTGACAAGCCGCTACGTTCAAATGCAAGAGCCGGGGCGAACCCTAACTCTTTCATATTCATAGCCGCCTGTGTCTTAACCAGCAGATTTGAAAGATCGTTGCGGATTATCTTCAATTCGAAATCCGAACGATTAAGGGAATAGCCCTTTATCTTTCCGCGAAGTATTGCGAGAATGATACGGTCAAAGTATGTATTGGCCTTTTTGAACTCATCCTCGGTATTCCTTGCGCATGTATCAGCCGTAGCCCATCCATTACGGAGGTATACAGCCGTACCAGTATCAGATGTTGAACCGCTATCACGCATAAGCGCGGGCATTCCGGCCTTATCTAATAACTGGTCGTACAAATCATTCAATGTAACCTGTGTCTGTGATTGATCAAGCTGCTCTGACAGTACCTTAATATCTGCTTTGTTATCGCCGGAGTTTTTAAGGGATACAAAACCCATCTTTCGGATATCGTCAGCCGTAGTACCCTCATCAACCTCGCAATTATACAGAACGGTTAAACTCTGTATAAACTGCTCAATGCCATCCATCCTATTTGAAACGCAAGAATTTATGGCATCACATATGGAGATAACCCCCTCAAATGCGCCCATGCGCAATTTGTTATAGGTGTATTCCACTATCGGAATTTCGCCGATAAGATTAGGTTCAGATTCTACCAGCGTATTCTGTGTTACATCTATCTGACTAATGCCTAACTGTAAATCGTTGCCGCTCAATTGGCCGCCCTTAATCCGATAGAATGTGTCTTTGGTAATCGCGTCAATCCATATGGTCTTATCCCGTACTACCATATTGATACCCATTACAGGTTCATTACCGGGATTCATGCTGTAAACTACAAACGCACTTCGCGGATCAAGTGCATATACCTTGAACGGAATATCGGGTTCATCGTTTGGCTTCACGTATAACACGCCCAAACCAACCGTATGAAACCAATCCACTACGCTATTATCTGCTTCATATTTGCCGGATAACGCTACATACTCGTTCAATTCTTTAACCTTATTGGTTATCTCCTCGCTATCCTTGCGGCTGATATAGGTTGCGGCCTTTTGCAGAAAGTACCCATTCTTGAACGAAACCACCATATCCGCGTTATTAACCGTAACTTTATTACAGATATCCTTGCGGCGTTCTTTCGTTCGATCAATGATGGGCTGTATTCCGCGCCTATACCAGTACAAATATTCTTCCTCACGCATATTCGCCTGATGAGGGTTGAGCGCATTATTCACTTCCGCAATGACATTATCAGCCGTAATAACATCACTTGTTGCATAGATGCGCCTACGCCCATATAATCCTTCGCCCGCTGAAATTATCATGCCTATACCTCACCGTCCTAATATGCCGTAACAATATTCTTGCTCTTAACACAATTCTAAAATGGGGAAAATTTATAGTCCATAGAGGGCGGTTTATCCCTTCTGACATTTACAATATATTTAGTTTTGGATATGCTCTTTCAGATAGGCCGTAAAGATGGGTTGCATTACTGACTATGTAGCATTACAACTTATGGTACAAGTTGTGGTTAAAGTTGTGTACAAGTTGTGGTACAAGTTAGGGAAAAGTTATGGTACAAGTTGTGTACATCTTGTGGTACAAGTTGTGGTACAAGTTGTGTCATATAAGAAATAAATAATAAAATAATAATGTTAATACGATAAAAAGGTAAATAACGCGCGCGCGAGGAACGTTAAAAAAAGCCCCTGACGCTTTCACCCTTTTCGGGTGAAGCGAGGGGCATTAAGAAGGTGAAAAATGCTGTCCTATTATGCTATGTTTTTGGTATTACTTTTCTACGGCATATTTAGTTTACCATAGCCGCTGATTTACTGCTGTTAATTTTACCGAACCATTCAAATCCATATCACATAATCCGGCAAGTGAATCGGCAGCATCGTCATGTAAATTTTTTTGAGTAAAACTAAATGTCTGTAACTCATTGATAAAGAGATCGTATTCACGCCCCCTTGCTTTATCACGCCGGAAGTATATGTTACGGATATCCTGTTGGAACTGTTCGATCTTTGACAGTTTACTCATAGTGTTCGGGGCGCGCTTACTGGTGACATTACAACTGTACCCAATCTCTTTGATTTTTGCGCTTACCTCATCGGCGTAACTCTGACCCCCTACATTTGCTTCAAAACGCACTTTCCTGACCCTATTCTGCATTAAGGCATGTGATACTATGGGTACGGTTACAGACTTGTCTTTACGGCTAAATATGACGCTGTGAACGAAAAGGTCTTTGCCGTACTTATACGCTATCGGCATAGACAAACTATCGCCCCCACCAAAAGCTACATCACAAAATGCAAATATGTTATCAGGATCGCCATCGGGTAACACACCGTCATACCATGTAAGCTGTTCCGCTGTGAACGGCATACCCTCTTTTTGAATGCCGCGCTGGAGATACAGACAGCTAAATGTTACGGGGTCAAGTTTCTCCTTGATCTGCGCAACCTTCTCATCCGTATAACAATCCTCACAATCATACGCAAAGTTGCTATGCCCTTCCTCATCACATACCGGGAATGCCATAAAATGACACCCCTTTTCGCCCTCATGCTGTATCTTTTCACGGCTTATAGGGTCGTAAATGCTCCATATCGTACCCAACATTATCTCTTTAACATTATCGCCTATCTGTCGGGTGCTGATAGTGGCCAAATAATCATCATACAGTTTTTCCAACCGCTCCGGGCTTCTCGCTTCTTCGGCATTCTTTACCAAATCGTCCGTAATCTGAAACTTATCTGCCCTCGTTCTACCCGTGATACTACCGCCAATAGAACACAAATTGAATGTCTGTGCATCACCGCGCCGCCTATAACCTATCGTATTATACTGCGCGCTCTTATCCGGCTTTCCCATAGGAAAGATATCCTGATAGCAGTATTCCTCACTACTGGTCATATCTATTACGGCATCCATCATCATTGTAACCATGCTATCACTGTACGATACGTACATGTTCTTACTATCCGGCCATTTTCCCATGATATACGCCATTAAAAACTTAATCATGGTACTCTTTCCAGTACCGGGCGGCATAGAAAGCGATAATTTCCTTCCCCGATCTTCGGCCATAAAGTCCTCAATAGCCGTACAGATATGAAATTTATCCTCTAATATCTTCCTTCGCGGCAACCAAAACCTACTTTTCGGGTTTCGATTCCACTCCATAGCGATCATAAAGTCATCAAAGCTATCTTTCGCCGTAGCAAAGTAGCTTCTACGGCTTAATTCGTGACAATCAGCCGCATTGCCCCCCGTCTGAACCTCATATGCCATCTTTTTACGAAAATCCAGCATGAGATTACGTCCAGCCGCCTTATCATCCTTATACACATTTTCGGCGCACAATACGGCCTTACTATACATGCGGTTATCCCGAAACATAGTATACGCACGTATTAATTCTTCTTTTTCACTCATCCGTATTTCCTCTCATATCAGCCCCGCAATCAGGACAATAAGCAGAATCATCACCCTCGCGGCATCCACATAACGCACATTCCCAAGCACCGTCTATGGCTAACCACTTGCCTGTCGGTCTATCCGATTCTTTAAGATACCTTACCGCTTCTTTGAGGGTTTCGTATAAGCCCCTACTTATAACGTAGTTTTCGCCCTCTCTTACTTCGTAACCGTCTATGACGCAATCTAAACGACCTATAACGTGGTTCTTGCTCATTCGCTCTCTACCTCTCCTTTGATCTCAATACCATCCTCTATAACCGTATCAGCGGGTACTAATACCATCTTATACCCGCATGCTTCGGCCATAGCTGCCCCAACTTTCATCCTGATAGTACCCCTCGTTACCATATTGATCAAACTCGCCGGGGTTTTATACCCCATCTTCTTACTTACCCTCGCCATGCTCATTCCAGCCCGCATAGCCAACAATCTCAACCCTTCCGTTACATTCAATCTCATTCCCATATTATCCTCCTAAAAGTAAAATAATCATTTCCATATATCATTATATACATTTTTGTATTGTTGTCAACCCCACAATCACAATTATTACAAATTTGTATTCTGCACTATCCCATCTACCCCACTCTCTACGGCATACCATCCCAGCAATATCCCAAATATCACTCCCAGCATCTGAGGGGAAGGTCTTTTTTGTAAATTTTCTGCGGAAGGGGCTGACCCCTTTTTTTCAAAATTTTCTACAGACGGGGCTAACCCATGCGCGGCCGGGGGTGGCCTATTTCCCCCGCGGGTATGATCAGCCGCGCCGGGGGTATGTGTGCGCCGCTGGAATACAAACACGCCCTTTTAAGATGATCAGCGCGGCCGGAATAGCACCCAAAACAGGCCGCAAGCCGCTATTTTAACGCATTTACAGCTCGTCAAACACGGCCTTAATTATTGCGCTAAATTAATGATTTAGCGAAATAATACCGATATCAGGCAGCGCGCACCCAAACAAAACACAATGCCGGGATGATCAGCGCGGAAAAGATTAAAAAAATGCAATAAATTATTATAACTAATTGATTATATTTTGCATAATTCCTTTATTATAGGTTAAGCTATTTCGCTATTTTACGCCCTTTACAGCCCATTTTATAATGTGCCGCTTGTATTCTTTCCTATTATAAGTGCGTAAAATGTTTTATATATTTGAAATTTATTTACGTTTTTGTATTGACAGATACAATATTATGTGCTAATATCTTTTCAGGAAATAAAAAAACGGCCTAAAAAGGGGGTGAAAAAATGAAAAATGGATATTATTTGTTGTTTGGCGTTGACCAGAACACGGTTGATAAAATCCAGCGCGCAACGGAAGCAATGCAAAAAAGCGTTGAGGATTTACAGCAGCGCAACCGCGCAAAGCTGGAAAAGGAAAAACAGCTTACACCCGGCCAAAAGTGAAAAGCTGTTTTTGAAAGTGTAAAAAGGGCTGTAAAGTATAGCGCACTCTTTACGGCCTGTATTATAACATAACGGCGCGGGAAATACAATAATACAGGGGGCAAAAAAGCAATGGATGATAAAAAATATATGGAAATGTTAAAACGGTTATACCCGCAAGGCAAAACGTTATATTTGCGTGAAATGGGTATGGATGATCAAAATATACCCGGTGATATTAAAAATCATAGAATCCGTGTTATTGAAAGAATTGATATAGCATATAAACGGCGCGTGATTAGAAATTTCTTTTTTGAATTTACGGCCGTTAATCCGCGTTATACATACCGCACTACAAATAAAATCACTGGTAAACCGTTAAAACACGCCGTTAAAGAAATAGCTAATATTAACGGAATCGGAATTGATACACAATTTGAAATTGAAGAAATATATTCACAACATGATAAACACGTTTTTCAAGCCAGTTATAGACATGGGGAAATGGAAAAAGAATTATACGCCGCTAATTATAGTTATACGCGCGCGGATATTTTAAGAATTATTAATCTTTTTGCGCTGGAAAACTACAATAACATTGTGTTGGTTGAGGAAAAAACGCGGGAAATAATAAACGATATCGGCGGCAATAGAGAAAAAGAAATAATCAATAATGATCCGTATTTTGAAATATCGGAAACATGGAATAATGAACACAAAATTATTAGAGTTGTAGAACGTGTAAAAACAGAATACGCGCCGCGCTGCTATAAATACGAAAAAGGCCGCGCGTGTGAAGTGGATTTAATTACGGGAAAAATAACTAATTGAAAAGGGGGATAATATTATGAATAAGTTCGGATATACGGGATATTTTGAGCCGCGCGGCTGGAATTAATAGAATCATGCTATACTACTACGCATTACACATATAAAGCCGTTTAAAAAGGGGGTGTAAATTTATGTTTGACGCGCAAAAGGATTATAAAGAGTATTTACGGCAAAAAGCAATAAAAGACAATACTAAAAAATATCACACTGATATTATAGAAAAATGGAAAAATAAAGTTGTAGCTACTTCACAAAATTGGAATTATGTTTTACAAATATTTTCCGATAAAAGCGCGGGTTTATATTGTCAGGCAAAACCGGAATCAGGTTGTAAAAACTGTCATTATTGCGGCACTGATATATTATTATATCATTTTAAAGATTTAAAAAAATACGAAAAGAAGGAAAGAAAAAGTATTATCCCGGCTGACTGGATTATTTTAGAATCTGATTTTTTCACGGCTTTAAACATTATTTAATTATAGCGGGGGTACAATATGAGAATATTTAAAACAGCTTGCAAAGATAATATAACAGGTTATGAAATGTTATTATCTGAATGTAGTTATAATACGGCGTGTTTTTGGTTATGTCAGGAACTTAAAAAACGCAATTTGGAAATAATCCAAACAAACAAAATAAAACATAATACTTTA